GCTGCAACTCTTGCTGGTCGAGCTGGAACTGTGGGTCCTGTTGTTGTTGCTGCGCGGCTTGTTGTGCAGCCTGCTTCTGGTTGTTCTGCAACACCTGCTGCGCGGCTTGGGCCACCAACGGAGCGAGTTGTGCTTCCACGTCTGGGTCCATCGGTTTGTCGGGGTGTGGCAGTGGTACGCCCAACTGCTGCTCGACCTGTGCGCGGTACGCGTACCCTAAGTGCTCGGCGATGTGCGCGTGCGCGGCCCCAAGCAGTATTTGCGCTTGTGGGTTCTGGCCCATGACGGCCGCAAGTTTGGGGTCTTTCATTGCAGCCATGTGCACGGCGATATGCGCTTCGTGGTCTTGAGCGAGGAACGCCTTGACAGGTTTGCCCTTCATGATGTTCATGTTCTCGGTCACCGGGTCGACAGGTTTCATGTCGTCTTCCAGCGGCACGAGTTTGTCGGCGTGCTTGATACCCAAGACGTCCAACATCTGACGATGCAACTGTGGCAAGTCATAAATCTGCGGGGCTGCTTGGGCCATCTGCATGACGGCTTGGTACTGCACCACGCGCTGACTCATCGTTGCTGCGTTGGGGTCGCTGACTGGGATCACCTCGGTGGTGTGGTAATCCGACTCTTTGGCCTGTGCACCACGTGGGCCTTCAGCGTCATAAGAGTAGTCGGTGTCGGTGTAGTCGCGGATGATGCCAGCCAAGAGTTTCAACTCTTGCTTCAAGCTGTAGTGCAAGCGGGCCTGCACAGCAGACATCACTTTCAACATGCGCTCAAGGATGGCCAGCGTTGTGCCCACGGGCGCGTTCGCGCTCATGTCGCTGACCTTCATGTCCGCTACAGCAGCGAAGCGGCGGGCGTCGTCGACGATCTGGTTCATCAACGCCAGCAGGGTCTGGCTCGGCTCTTTGTATGGCAGGGGCACGATGCTGTCGCGCAAGCTACCCGATGTGATGTCCACATCACGGAACTCACCCGGTGCGATCGGCGTGTCGTCACCTTTGATGCGCAGACCGCGAGTCTTCAAGCCGCCGGGCAAGTTGCTCAGTGTGCCCGAGTCCACCAGCTGACGTGTGATGGAAGTGGCTGACTTGGCCGCGCCACCAATCAGGTGAATCAGGCCAAAGCCGTAGGAGCCAAAGCCGGGGATGTATTGGTAGTGCACCATATGCTGGCGCTTCTGGTGGGTCTCGTCTTCCTTTTTCCAGTTGCGGCGCACGGCCAACACGTCTTGCGTGTCTTTGAGGATGGTGACGATGTACGGCAGGGCAAGGCCAGTCTTGTGGCCCTTATCGTCTTTGTCTTCGAACCCTTCGATGTCGAGCTCAACCTGAATCTCAAGGAGCTGGAAGCGGTCGTCATACGCTGCGCTGAAGCCGGTCTCTTTGTCCTTGGCTTTCTGCACTTCATCCAAGTTCTTGCTAGGCTCACCCAGTTTGATGTCGCGGTAGAACCCAGCGTTCATCAAGCGCAACAACTCATTCTTGGTCTTGCGCATGCGGTGCGTCACACGTGGTGTGAGCGACATCTCCGATGTGCCGTAGGGCAGGATCACATCTTCTGCGGGGATGAACATCGACACTTGGCGATTCAGTGAGGGATCGAAATACACCTTCTTGAACGCGCTACCTGAGATTGGCAAGTTCCACAGCATCTTCTCATGCTCTGGGCGGTACTCCACCATCACCTCGGTGAGCTGGTAGTTCATGTCATCTTGCACGCGCTTGGCCGCTTCTTCCTTGGCGCGGGTCTGCTTACCGATGATCTGTGTCTTGACGGGCCCCATTGCTGGGAACGTCTCCATGATCGTCTCGCTCTGGAAGCGAACAACTGCTTCTGTGAGCATGGGGTGGAAGACACCGCACGCGCCGTTCCACGGCTCAGTGCGCTCTTCGTAGTGGAGACCCAACAACTTCAGACCTTCAACGTAGGTCTTCTCCCAGTCCTTGCGGCTGGCGAGGTCGTTGTCGTAATCTTGGAGCAGGTCACCGGACAGCTCCGACATGTAACCCTCATCGAGGTGGTCGGCCAAGTTGTCGTCAAACGCTGTGCCATCAGCCATCTTCTCTTCACCCGGCTCGATCGTGATCTCCACGCTGCCGTCGTCAAGCGTCACCATGTCTGGGTTGTCGATCTCAATCTCAAGATCGGGTTGGTTGGAAGCATCGTTCAAGCCGATCGGTGCGCCGTAGAGAGCTTTGTCAATTGCCATGTGAGTCCTTAATAGTATGCTGCCCGGCGGATGCGCCCACTCGGCTCATCAGCGTAGTCACTGTCCAGACGGATGAAGCCGCCATTCCTAAAGCGTGCTAGCGCCATCGATGTACAGTCAACCATGTCGTCATTTTCTGAGGCTGGGAACGCGGCCACTTGCTCGACCACGGCTTCCGCCCAGCGCCTACCCGCAGGATACCAGACCATACCCGATCTGAAAATATCTGCAACTGCATTCAGACGGGCCATTTTATCCCCCGTACCCCGGTGAGGGGTGAACTCTTGCACGGGGATGCCCATGCGGCGAAATTCTTGGAACAGCGGAGTGCCGTTGGATTTCTTTTCCACGATGAACGTATCCGGTTCCCACTCCTTGTACTCGCGCATGCACAAATCCTTGAGTTCTGGGAACTCCACCCGGATGTTGATGGCGTTCAGGAGGATGATATGCGGCGCGTCGTTGGTCAGTTTCTCGTCAGAAAACACCCCCCACGTGAGCAGGGCGGTAAAGTCGTTGCGGTTGTTGAGTTCTGCCGCAGCATCCAGCGTCATGATGATGTACTCACAGGTGGGCGGGTCCTCCCTCTCCCACAGTTTCCACCATTCACGCTTAATCAGTGCACCTTCTTCGGCCGTCGGGTTTTGCTGGTACTGCGCGTTCCACTGGAAGGCTGGCATGGACGCCCGGGTGCGGTGAAGCGCCTTCAGATCGTAGAAATCTGGCCACAACGCCTTCTCATCTGGCGTGTTTTCGTTGAAGATGGCCGGAAACTCGAAAAACTCATACACATCGGCCTCGCCGTTGCGGGCCATATCCTTGGCCATGTTGCCGATCAGATCATTTGGGTGCCAACGTGTGTGCACGATAGCCACACGGCCGCCCGGCATCAGACGAGTTCGCGCACCGAACGTGAACCATTCGTATGCCTTCTGAAAAGCCTCGAAATTGCCGTTGATGATGTCCTGTTCGTTGTGTGGATCGTCAATCAGCAGCAAATCCGCACCCCGACCGGCCAGCGCGGAGCCCACACCGGTAGCAAAGTACTCTCCTCCTGTGTTAGTATTCCAACGTCCAGCACTTTTTGAGTCGGCGGCTAGTGTTACAGTAGGGAAAATGTCTTTGTATGTCGGTTGATCTACCAAATTTCGCACTTTTCGGCCAAAATCCACAGCCAGATCGGTTGTGTGGGACACCATCAGCACTTTTTTATTCGGGAAATTACCTAAAAACCATGCTGGAAAATAGACTGACACGAGAAATGACTTACCGTGACGTGGTGGAACCGAGACCGCAACGCGGTCCTTGCGGTCAAACGCCATATCTTCTAACAGCTGGGCCAGTTTGCGGTGGTGGGGGCCAATCTTGTATTCCGGATTCATCCGCTGGCAGAACGTCAGCAGGTCTTCGCGGCACGCCCGGGCCAAAAGCCTCCGCTCAACTTCCCCGACTTCTTCATCCAGCGCCACCAACTCTTCCTCACTGAGGCCAGAGAGGTCTTGGTTAAGTAGTGCGGCCAGCACTACCTCGTCATGGTCCGGGGCGTTAATCATCGTCGGCCAATACTTTGTCCGCTGACTCGCGCAGGCTCACCGCCTTGACCGGCAGCTCTTGGATTTCCTCTGCCTTACTCTTAACTTGCAGTAGGCGGGAGATACGCTCCTTGATGGAGGACTGCAACTCGATCGTGGTTTTGTGTTTCACGGTGATCTCCGTGCGCTCAACGAACAGGCCCACGTCACCGATCTTGCCTAGCAATTCCAATGCCCGCATGCGGATCTTTGGGTCACGGTTGTTGGACTCTTCAATCAGCCTGTTGGTCACATAGGTGCGAATCTGCACGGCCGACTTCACCACGATCTGGTCGTATTCACTGAGTATGTTCTTCAGATGTACGACTGACCCCGCAGTGTTGACCACGGCCATCGCGGCGCCCGCCGGAGGATCGGCAGACTCTGGGTTATCTTTGATGGTGTTGTTCACCGCAGCGCGGGCCCGCACTTCATCTTCGCCCGTGGGCGTGACTTCGATACCAAATGT